ACTCGACGCAGCCGTGACGGGAAACTCAAGTTCACAAACAAGCGCAGCGCTGCACTGTGGACATTCCGCGAGGCACTCGACCCAGGCCAGCCAGGCGGCTCGCCTATCGCGTTACCCCCGGATGCGAGATTGGTGGCGGACCTTACGGCCCCCACGTTCAAACCTACGCCTAACGGCATCCAAGTGGAGAGCAAGGAAGATGTGTGCAAGAGACTCGGTCGCTCGACAGACCGAGGCGATGCGGTAATGATGGGGTGGTTTGAAGGGCCGAGGCTTCTCACCGATGCGCTGGATTGGTTTGATCGAAAAGAGGTTGGCGGGAAACTGATCAGACCCCCGGTTGTGGTTGTGGGCGGAAGGCAACCAATGTCCTCTGTGAATCGTGCTCCTCTGACAGCAAGGAATCGATGATCACTTTCATGCGCGAGCTGGCGGCGAACGTCATTGATGAAATCAAGCCGCTGTTAGAACTCCATTGGCGAGAGATTGCGCATTACCAGGACATCGAACTCAATCCGGATTGGGAGTTCTACAAGAACGCCAAGACAGTTAGAGTTTACACATGCAGGGATGACGGGAAGTTGATCGGGTATGGAGTTTTCTTTGTCGGACCCAACAAGCACTACCAGCAATCCATCCAAGCAATGCAGGACATTCTGTTCCTTCACCCTGACTACAGAGGCGGGAGAGTAGGGTACAGATTGATTCGTTTCTGCGACAATCAGTTAAAGGCCGAGGGGGCTCAAGTGGTTTATCACCATGTCAAAACTGCGCACAACTGGGGTAACTTGTTGACGCATCTAGAGTATGAGTTGGTGGACCTGATCTATGCCAAGCGATTGGACAAGGGGTAACCTATGGCGGCGACATCGGCAGTGATTGCGGAATGGTGGGCTGGAACTGCAGCAACCGGAGCGGTTGTCGAGGGGGGAACAGTCGTCGCGGCAGGCACTGCAGGCACTGCGGGAGCGGGTGCTGGGCTTGCTGGCACAGCAGCGACAGCAGCAGGGACAGCAGTTGGGACTGCTTTGGTTGGGGAGCTGCTCAAACCCGACGCCCCAGCGGCTCAAGCGCAAACGCGAATGCCTGACCCTCTAGAACAAGAGCAGGCCAGAAAACGAAACCTGCTTGAGCAAATGTCTCGTCGTGGAAGGGCTTCAACGATCATGACCGGCCCGACCGGCGGAACGCTCGGGGGCTGAGATGGACATCAAACGCATTCGTGATCTGGCTGAAAGCCTGTTTCAGAAGAAAGCTCCGCTGAATTCTATGCACCAGGAGATTGCCGACAACTTCTACGTCGAGCGGGCTGACTTCACGATGAAGCGGAGTCTGGGGACTGACTTCGCAGCTCACTTGATGACCAGTTATCCGATGCGGTGTCGTCGAGACTTGGGGAATCAATTTTCTACCATGCTTCGCCCAACGGCTAGACCTTGGTTTCACACCATTCGCAGGCACCAGGTGAAAGAAGAAACCGAGGTGAAGGGCTGGCTTGAGTGGATGGAAGAAACGCAACGCCGGGCGATGTATGACCCGCTGGCGAGGTTCAATCGAGCAACCAAAGAAGCGGATCATGATTTCGCTGCGTTTGGGCAATGCGCACTCTCGGTGGAGATGAACGAAGACAACAACGGGCTTTTGTATCGCTGCTGGCACCTTCGGGATATGGCGTGGCAGGAAGACGAAGAAGGGGATATTGGCTTTATTGCCCGTAAGTGGAAGCCAACGGCACATACCTTGATGGAGACGTTCAAGACGAAATGCCACGACAAGGTTTCCAAACTCTGCGAGACAGACCCGTTTGGCGAGGTTGAATGCCTTCACATCGTCTGCGAATCGGAGATGTATGACGGCAAGAACGAGCAGGGATGCGAAAGAATGTCACTCTGGTATGACGTGCAGCACGATCACTTGATGGCTGAAACTCCACTTTGGGGGCGGCATTACATCATTCCCAGGTGGCAGACCGTCAGTGGTTCTCAATACGCTTTCTCTCCCGCGACAGTCTGCGCTCTTCCTGATGCCAGGTTGCTGCAGGCGATGACTTTCACCTTGTTGGAAGCCGGGGAGAAGGCAACGAGTCCGCCGATGATCGCAACAAAGAACGCAGTCCGATCTGACATGGCGCTCTATGCCGGTGGAGTGACTTGGGTTGATGAGGAATACGACGAGCGACTTGGAGCGGCTCTCAGACCTTTGGAACAGGACTTCCGAGGGTTCAATTACGGTCTTCAAATGAATCAAGATACCCGGTTGATGCTTCACTCGGCATTCTTCCTGGACACCTTGACTCTCCCGACTCGTGCGCCTGAGATGACCGCTTACGAGGTAGGGCAGAGGATTCAGGAATACATCCGCAATGCTTTGCCTATCTTCGAGCCAATGGAGAACGAATACAACGCCGCGTTGTGCGATGAAACGTTCTCGTTGATGTGGAGGAATGGGGCATTTGGTCCGCCTCAAACATGGCCGAAACAACTGCAAGGGGCAGAGATTGACTTTTCGTTCGAGAGCCCTCTACACGACGCGATTGATCAGCAGAAGGAGCACAAATTCCAAGTGGCTCAATCCTTGATTGGGGCAGCGATTGCCCTTGATCCGTCTTGTGCTTTCTTGCCCAAAGCAGAAGTTGCATTGAGGGATGCTTTGACAGGTGCCGGTGTACCTGCTTCGTGGATGAACACCGAGGCATTCGTGAAGGATGCGAAGGCGAACCAACAAGCACAGCAGGCCCAGATGCAGAAACTCGCTGCGCTTGAGCAAGCCTCAGTCGCGGCGAAGAACCTGGGTCAAAGTGGCATGGTTCAACCCACCGTTTAATGGCGACTAAAGCAACCCGGGCACAAGGCCCGCACATTCCTCCTCCCTATACCTTGGCTGATGCGTCAGCGATGCAGGCATTGGAGCAGGGGAATGCTTCACCGGAACAACAAAAGAGAGCCCTCAAGTGGCTCATTGAAACGTGCTCAGGGACGTATGAGTTCAATTTTTACCCGACCGACCGCGATACGTCATTCGCGCTAGGGCGGACTTTCGTGGGCCAACAGGTAGTGAAACTCTTGAGAATCAACCTGGCGGCTCTCCAACAAACTGCCTGAGGAGGCTAGATGAAATACGAATGGCTGCGAAGTCCTGATGATGAAGGCGGCGCTGCGGTTGCGGCACCTGTTGCCGCGCCAGTTGCGGCACCTGTCGCTGCCCCTGCTGCGCCTGTAGCCGCACCTGCTGTTGCTGCTCCCGTTGCTGCGCCTGTGGCGGCTCCGACCCCCCCTGCTCCACCAAAGGCAGATCAAGGTTACTGGCCCCCGGATTGGCGGCAACGGTACAGCAAGGAGGATGTCAAGAAGTTGGAAAAACTCCAACGCTACGCATCCCCTGAGGCAGCAATCGATGCGATGTTCGCTGCGCAGTCTCGAATCAGCAGCGGTGAACTCAAACCTGTTCTGAAGAAAGACGCATCAGCGACTGAACTGAAAGACTGGCGTGAGGCGCATGGAATCCCTGAAGTCCCTGAAAAGTATGACCTCGGGGAAGTGAAGGTTGACGAGAGCGACAAGGCGATGATGGGGGAGATTTTCAAAGCCGCCCACATGACGAACCAAACACCCGAACAAGTCCGCGCCGTGGTTGCGACTTGGAACAAGGTAAAAGAACTTGCTTTCGAGAATCGTGCCGCTGCAGATCAAAAGGCACAGAAGGACGGTGAAGATTCTCTAAGGGCTGAATGGGGTCCAGAGTATCGACGGAATATCAACCTAGTTCACGGGATGCTCGATGGCGCAGCGACCCCGGGGATGAAGGACAAGATTCTCAGTGGGCGTCTATCGGATGGGACACCTATTGGAAGCAGCCCAGATGCCTTGAAGTTCCTTGCGGGTTTGGCGTTGATTCAAAACCCAACGGGTATTGTTGTTCCGGGTGCTGAGGCGAATCCGATGCAAGGCGTTCAGGACGAACTTGCCAAGATCGAACTGGTTATGAAGACAGATCGGCGGACCTATAACAAAGACGAAGCGATGCAGCAGCGTTATCGTGATCTGTTGGAAGCCCGAGAGAAACTCAAAGCTAGGGCATAAAACACGAACACCCCGTTGGGCGGGGTGCTGGTGCGACTATGCTAAAGCGGGGGCAATACCTGGATTGCCACAGAATCCGTGTTCAAAGTCTTTGCGCAATCTAAGTATACACGGTATTGAGTAGACTCGGATTAAGTTGTGGAAGAAATAGAATCTCTGGTTATATTGTTTCCGCGTACCAGTAGCAAGGCCCCGTTGGCGGGCCGCAGGCCCCTGCAAAGGACACCCCTAGCGAATAGCCATGAACGGACACCCCAAGCGACGGTTGGTAACCAGTTGCAAGTTCATTCATGGCTGAAATGACCCTCGACGTTGAAACTTTGCGAAGCCTTGTTGCGTACAACCCGGAAACGGGCGTGTTCACGCGACTGGTGAAGCGAGACTTCAACCCGAAGTCAGTGCTTGGCAAACCGCTAGGCACCGCGTACAGCAATGGCTATCTTGGCTTCAGAGTGTTGACTCGCAGATACCTATCGCATCGGCTTGCTTGGTTCTACGTTCACGGGGAATGGCCCCAGTCCGACATGGACCATGTGAATGGCGACCGAACAGATAACCGATTGTGCAATTTGCGGTTGGCGACCAAGAGTCAAAACATGGCGAACACGGAAACACAGGTGAACAACACCAGTGGGCATCGTGGAGTCATCTTCGATAAAGTGAACAAGAAGTGGATGGCTTACATGCAACAGCATGGTAAGTTCATCAACCTTGGTCGCTTTGTCGTCAAAGAAGAAGCTATTGCTGTACGTGCGCAGGCGTTCGCGTCTGCATTCGGGAAGTTCGCTGGGCGTCAGTCCTCAATCTATCAGTGAGGCACCCAAAATTGCAGATTCAGCGTTCCAGATTCAATACCGGCAAGAGTTCATTGCCGCATTCGAGCAGCATCAATCGCTGCTTCGTGAAACCGTCACCACTGATGCGGTGATCAAGGGGCAACAAGCGGTCTTTCTCGTCTCGGGTTCCGGCAGTGCTGCTGCTGTGACGCGCGGCCTGAACGGTCGAATTCCTTCGCGGCCTGACTCGAACACGCAAAACACCTGCACGCTGCAGGAATGGCATGACCTGGTTCGCAAGACCGGGTTCAACGTGTTTGCGTCTCAGGGTAACCAGCGTGCGGTCATGCAAATGACCACGATGGCGGTTCTGAACCGCAAGATCGATGACCTGATCATTACGCAGCTCAACACGGGCACTGTGGCGATTGGTTCTTCGACGACGATTCCAAACGTCTCGCTGTTCCAGAATGCTCGGGTCAAACTGAGCAATGCTTCGGTTCCGTGGGACAGCAACGTCACGCTTCTGTGTCAGCCGTCTTTCTTGGCTTACATGGAGCAAGCGACGGAATTCGCCAACGCTCAATACGTTGACATTCGCCCCTACTCGGGTTCGACCAATCCATCCTGGCAAGACAAGCCGATGGTCTACAAGTGGCGCAATACGCTGATCGTCGAGCATCCTGGCCTTCCGGGCAAGGGTACATCGAGCGAGAAGTCGTTCCTGTTCCACAAGACCTCTATCGGGCACGCGATGGATACCTCCGGGATGCAATCCCCGGTCGGGTATGACGAAGAGCAGGACTACAGCTACGCGCGGGCAACCTGTTACATGGGCGCTCTGCTGCTGCAAAACACGGGTATTGTTGTCGTGACTCACGACGGCTCTGCCTACGCTTAAGGAGAAACAGCATGGCATACGCAGGAACTACGGCAGCTTCTTCGCTCTCGAACCCGCCGATTCAACTCGCTCGCACGTTGGCGAGCGGTGGAAATACCTCGGGCGGCACTTCGGCGGGTTTGGCGGCGGGTACGGCAGGCGGCATCGGTGGTGGTTTGTGGTTGTACTACTCGACCAATTCCAGCACTGAAATGTACGCCGCAAACTTCTTTTCCGATGCGTTCTACATCGGGATGAAGCAGGGTGACGTTGTGATCTGTGCAGGGGCTACGGGGTCTTCGGCCTTGTTGTCGATGCACACGGTTGCGGCGGTAACCACGGCAGGTGCAGCTCTGTCCAGCGCTGGCGGTATCACCTCGACCTTCAACTAACGGATTGGCAAGGGATTGCCATTGCGGGGTGAGCACGCGCTCACCCCTTTTTTTATCAACTGAGGAGTTGGAATGTCTGACGAAGTAAAACGCACCCTGATTCTCGACCCGCAGCGAATGGCGCTGGCTGAAGTTCTTCGGCAGGATTGGGTTGTGAACGCAGAAGAAGGAACGACCGTCGATGATGTGCTGAAACCGGCCTACTGGTCGCACATGTCGATGAACATGAACATTTATGACCACATCGAGGTTCGCCTTGAAACTGGTGAGTGGATTCTTGAATTGATCGTGCTCGAACAGGGCCGAAATTGGGCGCGGGTTTACCTGGCGCATCAACATCATCTGCGTCGCCAAGAGGTTCAGAGCGCCCCGGTAACTTCCATCGTCGCTCAACACGAAGTCGCGTGGAAAGGCCCACAGCATAAGTACGCAGTGATTCGGACCTCAGACGGTCAGATGATTCAAAACGGGTTTGTCGAGAAGGTTACAGCTCATGAATGGCTGTCCAATCACGAGAAAGTAACTCAGAAGGCGTGACATGGCGACAAAGATCAACCTCTATAACGGCGCTCTGCTGCTGTGCGGGGAGCGGTTTCTAGCTTCGCTCACCGAAGAGGTTGAGCCGCGCCGGCTTCTGGACCATGCGTGGGACACCGGGGGGGTCCGGGCTGCACTTGAAAAGGGGCAATGGCATTTCGCCATGCGAACCGTTCTGGTGGACTATGACCCGGGTATCGCTCCTGATTTTGGATACGCCAGAGCATTCCTCAAGCCGACCGACTGGGTTCTGACATCGGGCTTGTGTTCAGATGAGTATTTCAATTCCCCTCTGACTCAGTACGCCGATGAGGCTGGGTATTGGTATTCCGATCTGGACGTGATCTATGTCCGCTATGTCTCCGACGATTCATCTTACGGGGGGGATTTAGCTCACTGGCCCGAGTCGTTCCGTGAGTACATGGAGGCGTACCTGGCTTGCAAGATCGTCAAGTCTTTGACAGCAGACAAGGACACGATTGATGAAGTCGAGAAGGAAGAAAAGGAACGCCTTGAACACGCGAAATCACGCGCTGCAATGGCGGTTCCTACGTCTTTCCCGGCTCGGGGTGCGTGGTCAAGGTCCAGAAGCAGATCGACGCGCGGGGACCGGGGCAATCTTTCAGGTGATCTGTACTGATGCGACAGATTGCGAGCCTCTATTCGCTGAACCGGGGAGTTGTCTCGCGGTTTGGATTGGCGCGCCAAGACGTTAAGAGGCTTACCCTCGCTGCTGAAGAACAGACCAACTGGTTACCCAAGGTGTTGGGTCCAATGACTCTCAGACCTGGTTTTGGGTACATCAGCGGAATCCTGAGCAACCTCGCGGCCAGGATGATGCGGTTCGTGTTTGCGACCGACGATACTGCTTTGATTGAACTCACGAACCTTGCAATGAGGGTGAGGATCAGCGACGTTCTCTTGACGCGACCGACAGTCACTGCTGCGGTGACGAATGGGAGTTTTACGTCAGACGTTGCGAACTGGACAGATAACGATGAAGGGTCTGCAGCGTCTACGTGGGTGACTGGGTATCTTCAACTTGTAGGGACGGGTACGTCACGGGCAATTCGTGATCAGACAGTTACGGTCAATGAGGCAAATGTTGAACATGCCTTGAGGGTGGTGATTGCCCGGGGTCCAGTGATGATCCGGGTTGGGACTTCAACGTCAGACGATTCCTACGTGAACGAGACGACGCTTTATGAGGGGACTCATTCTCTAGCCTTTACGCCTACGGGGAATTTCAACATCAGGTTTTTTAACATTCTTGAGCGCCTGGCGTGGGTGGATAGCTGCACGATTGAATCTGCCGGGGTGGTTTCTATCACAACCCCGTGGCCGACTGCTTCGCTCGGTTTGATCCGATACGATCAATCGGCGGATGTCCTGTTCGTTGCGTGTGACGGGTATCAGCAACGAAGGATCGAGAGAAGGGGCACGGGAAGGTCGTGGTCGGTCGCGCTCTATCAATCGGATGATGGGCCTTTCAGGGTTGAGAATGTAGGCGCCACGACGATTGCACCTAGCGCGTTGACAGGGAACGTAACGCTTACATCAAGTCTTCCTCTATTCAGAAGCACTCATGTTGGGGCGATGTTTTCAATCCAGTCCATTGGACAGGAAACTAGCATCACGTCTGCGTCAAGCGGGGCGGTAACGCCGTCTATCAGAATTTCAGGGATCAATGCAGAGCGCGTTTTTTCGCTGCAGATCACTAACGACCTGGCTGCCTCAACAATTGACATACAACGGTCTTACGACAATTCGACTTGGGCTACTGTCGGCGCTCCAAGTCAATGGACAGCGGATATTCTTAGTCCATTCGACGACACGCTGAATAACCAGATTGTTTACTACCGGTTGAAATTGACGACCTACATCGACCCTGGGGCTGGGCAGGCAATCACGCTTGCATTGCGGTATGGCGCCGGAAGCATCAAAGGGATTGCAAGGGTCACGAGTTATTCAACCAATGTGAGCGTCTCCGCTGAGGTGTTGTCAGCATTTGGCGGAACGACAGCCAGTGCGTTGTGGCAAGAAAGTCAGTGGTCTGATTTCAGGGGCTGGCCTACCGCCACGAAACTCCATGAGGGGCGGTTGTGGTGGTTCGGAAGAAACGGTATCTGGGGGTCTGTTTCGGATGCCTATGACAGTTTCGATGAGGAATTTGTAGGGAACGCAGGTCCGATCAACCGCACTGTGGGTTCTGGTCCCGTCGATACGATCAACTGGGGGCTGAGTCTCAAGGGTCTTTTAGTCGGAGCACAGGGGACGGAATTCACTGTCCGTGCTTCGAGTCTGGATGAACCATTGACTCCTACAAACTTCAACATCAAGGGCTCAAGCACTCAGGGTTCTGGTGCGGTTGAAGCCGTAAAAGTCGATCAGGCCGGGTTCTATGTGAATCGGTCAGGAACGAAACTCTTTGAACTTGGATTCAACGTTTCAGGATATGACTTCACTTCTTCGGATTTGACTCAGTTGTGCCCCGAAATCGCTGCGGCTGGGATCGTTCGGATTGACGTTCAAAGACTTCCCGATACGCGGGTTCATTGTGTTCTAGGGGATGGGACTGCTCTCGTTGCCGTGTACGACAAGGTGGAGGAAGTCCTGGCCTGGATTCCGATAGAAACCGATGGAGAAATTGAAGACGTTGCCGTTCTCCCCGCTCTGGACGGTGATCTAGACGATCAGGTGTATTACGTCGTCAAACGGATCATCAATTCAGCGACTGTTCGATACCTTGAGAAGTGGGCGCAGGAATTGGATTGTCGTGGCGGGACGACTTGTAATCTCGCTGATTCCTATGTGAACTACACCGGGGGCGGGACTGTTGTTACGGGGTTAGATCATCTTGAGGGTGAAAACGTCGTGGTTTGGGCCGATGGCGCAGACGTAGGGACGAACGATTCCGTAAGACCTTGGACGCAAACCTACACCGTGAGCGGGGGCCAAATCACTCTGGCTGTGGCAGCATCAAACGTCACGGTTGGACTTCCCTATACGGCTGATTTCAAAAGCGCGAAGTTGGGGCTTCAAACTCAAATAGGTTCGCCTTTGAGTCAGACGAAGAAAGCATCTCAACTCGGGTTGATTGCTGCGGATATTCATCCTAAGGGTGTGCGGTACGGAGCGGATTTCGATCATCTCGACGACATGCCGGGGATGGAGGGTTCCAAACCTATCGATCAAGACACGATGCGAACCGATTACGACACCCCGGCTTTGGTTTTCCCCGGGACTTGGACGACAGATATGCGAGTTTGTATTCGTGCGGTGGCCCCTAGACCGGCGACAATCATCGCACTCACAGTGGATCAGGTGGTGACATGACGCTCGATGATCTATTGGCAATGAATCGGTTCGGGTCTTTGGCTGATATGGCCGGGCAAGCGGTGGGCGCTGCGGGGCAATATCTCGCAGGACGAGACGCCAGAACTTCGGGAGGGCTGACCGCTGAACAACTCCGACAAAACGCAGGACAGTCTCAAGCGAGTGCACAGCGTGATGCAATCGATATTGATCGTCAAACTCAACTTATCACTTCTGCTGCACTTGCTACGGCTGCAGCTTCTGGTGGAGGAGCTTCAGACCCTGATGTCGTCAATCTCATTGCGAGAAACGCTGCAGAGGGAGCTTACCGAAAGTCGGTCGCACTTTACCAGGGAGACGACAAGGCAAGGATGGGCCGGATGGCTGCAGACGTGGCGGAATATGAAGGCAAAGTAGCCGAGACGAATTCAAACCTCCGCGCAGGGGCTTCTCTGTTCGGAGCGACGACGACCTTGATGAAGGGGCAGGAGCGAGGGTCTTCTCTGTATTCGAGATTCGGCAATGGCGGGCCACGGAATAAGTGGGGCATGGAATGAGCGCACTCCCGGATACCCGAGGGGTCTGGAATCTTCCACAACCCTCATTAGCCAGTATGGCTATGAATCAGCCGAAGGCAGTTCACACAATTGAGAG